TTAAAAACTAATATAATTTGCAAACTTCTCAGCAACTTTTTCACGTTGTTTTTCGGTAATATGAGCATAAACATCCATGGTTGTATTAATATCGCCATGTCCGAGTCTATCTTGCACTTCTTGAATAGATAAGCCCGCTTCAAATAATAATGAACAATGAGTATGTCTAAAACCATGAATTTTAATTTTTTTAAAGTTATATTTCTTACATATTTTATCCATTGCTTTATTGGGGTGCTGCACTTGAAGACGTTTATTTGTTCGTAAATTGGTAAATAAACATTGTGATTTATTACTTGTGTTATGTCCATGCATTAAACAAAGTTTACGTTGTTCTACGCGCCAATTTTTTAATATTGAAAGCGTACGATCATCAATGCTTATAACTCTTATAGATGAATGAGTTTTAGGAGGCTGTATAATCTCTTTACTGTTAAGTCCAATAGTAACAGTTTTATCTATACTGATTGTTTTATTTTTAAAGTTTATATCTTCCCAAGTTAAAGCCATTAATTCCCCTCTACGCATACCTGTAAATCCTAAAAGTCGAAACATAGCATAATACATTAAATCGTCTTTAATAAGTTCTAGAAATTGTTTTAATTCATCACTAGAATAATAGGTTAAATGCTCATTGCTTTTATTTCTTGTTCTTTTCGGTAATTTAGTATATTTAAATGGATTCTCATGTATTATTTTTAACATAACAGCATATTCAAATACATTCGCAGCATATACCTTAATATTTCTAAAATCCTTATAATTTTCTATCCAGTAGTTTATAACTTTTTGACAATAAGGCGTAGTAATACTTTGAATAGGCATATTATCAAATTCTTTAAGTATTTTTATTTTAAACATATTACTAACTCTAACAAATGTACTTTCTCTAACGGTGCATTTATATTGCTCTATCCATAACTCATATACTTGTTTAAAAGTCGTAATATCATTATTTAGAAATCCCTTACTTTGTATCTCTGTTTGCAGCTTAGCTTCTGCAATTTTGGCCTCTCTCTCAGTTTTAAAGCCACGTCTTGTTGTCCGCTTCTGCTTACGAGTAATTGGATCAACACCGAGATATGCAACGAACATATACGCCGTTGAGCCGTCTTTCTTTTTATATTTCTTAATCATTGTAAATCAATCCTTTCTACTTGCCCGCATGCGTTTGATTGGATTGAACACACCTTTGAGAATGGTTACTCATTGGTGCGGTAATAGTAATAATATTGTTGTAAGTGAATTTATGGGAGGGTAGGCGAGCTACCCAATAATTATTCTTGAAATAATAAGCAATGTAACTTATAATGTGATTAAGATAACTCGAGAAGGATTAACGCTGGGTCCCAAAAAGGGGTAGGTGCATACGCACTGAGCATTCCTATGTGCCTGGGGTTATCTTTTTTTATTTTTTAAACTATCAACTAATTGTTTACTTAAGTTTTCCATCTCTCAACCTCCTTTAATTAATTACTCATCATCTTCTAATAAATTTGTTACATTAACCGTTATTTCTTTTGTAGTAGGGTTAATGCTTACATCCTCTCCATATCCTAATGATTTTACTTGAATAGTATCGTTTACTAATTTTAATGCTATTTCAACATGTTGATAATCTTGCAAAATTAACAAAGTATCTTCATTTGTCACAACATCATGTGATCCTTTTCCGTTAATAGTAACTTTCCAATCATTGAAGTACATTCTATCTTTCTCCTTTAATTAAATTTAAATATAAACGACTATGTAATGCTATATTAATGTGTAAATAGTATGTATGAACTCGTAAGCAAAAGAAAAAAAGGTTAGAAATTTTTATTAATATATTTTTTTAAATCAAATATTTGATTTTGTAAATATTTATATTTTTCATAACTTACTGTATCAATTACTAAATTCTTATCAAAAATTTCATCATCAATATTTTCTTTGGAATTTTTAGTAGTATTATTAATAACAAAGTAATCATTTATTTCATTTGATAGAATATCTAATTTTCTATTTAACATGAAACTAAGTATTTTTGGATATTGCTTGCCAATAGTTTCTAAAATATCTATTAAAAAGAGAATTATATTTTTAAATTCTTTTGATTCTAAGTTTATAAGAGCAACCAAATTATTTATAATATCAGATTTATACAACATTTCATTCATTGAATCATTATCATTTTGTAAATTATGCATAACTACATCTGTCATTCTATTAATTAATTTATCTTTATTATCTTTTTCTTGATAAGTAGATTTATTTTCTAATGAAATAGCTAATAAAATTCGATTTTGTAATTTAACAAAATAAAATCTTTGCGACTTTGGAATAACGATTGTATATTCATAATATTCAAAGTCATCTAATAAGTTGAAAAAAGCTTTAATATTAGATTTAATCATAATCTCTAGTTCATTAGGGTTATTATTTAACAATTTAACTAATTGAAAATTATCTACAAATTCTCCATAGAGTAACTCTTCTACAGTTATACTTACTAAATCAGCGATCTCTCTTAATCTGCTTGCATTAGGTAAAGAAATACCTTTTTCCCATGTTGCTACATTTCCTTTGCTAGCTCCAAACAATTCCCCAAACGATTCTTGAGTAAGTCCTTTTTGTTGTCGAATAGATTTGATTCTTTTACCTACTTCTTCTTTATTATACGAATACATAATTTTCCTCCTCAACACTAATTATAATAAATAATAGGGATAAATTAAATAGAAAGTTCTAAAAAGTACAAAAAATTATTGACTTAGTAAAAAGTAAGATGATAATATGTATTTGTAAGTTCTAAAAAGTTTTGAATAGAGGTGTTAAAATGACAATTAATAAAATCAAAGGTTATAGAAATTACTTAAATTTGACGCAAGAAGGTATGGGACAAAAATTAGGTATTTCAAAGCAAAGTTACTATAACAAAGAGACAAATAAGTCTAGCTTTACCGATGAAGAAAAGAAAAAATTTAAAGAATTATTATTGCCTTATTTTCCAAATATAACTATGGAAGATATATTTTTTTAATTATTAGTTCTAAAAAGTTCATAATGGAGGGTTGGATATGGCAGAACAGCAACCAATACTAAGTGAGTCCGCTTCTTTAGAATTAGCAAACGGTATCTTAAAACTTGCCGAACAGATAGCGCAGCGAAAGATAGAGCAACAACAAAAGAGATGGGCTACACAAACAGAATTAAGAAAGTTATACAGATGTACACATAGTGATATTACCGAGTGGGAACGTTTAGGTCTAACTAAACGAAAGCAAGGACGCAGTTATTATTATGATCTCAAAGAAGTTGAAGAATTTTTACTATCACAGAAAAAATAAATTATCTAAGTCCCGCATGTTAGTAATTTGTGATTGAACGATAGTATTAATTCAATTTTAAGGTGGTGTTTAAATTGATTAGATTTCTGAATGAACTCGCTTATATCTGTGTAATTACTATATTTCTAAATATGTATTCTGAATTACATTATGCGTTAGTGTTTTTCTTATTTGGAAGTATGATTGCAGCGATTAAATATGATATTCGAGATGAAGAGTATTCATATCTCTATAAAGCATATAGAGAGCATTTACAAGACAGTAAAAGAATTTAAGTAGAATGTATCAAAATAATAAACCGCTTCTCTATGAAGCAATAGGAGGATTTAAAAATGGATAATCAAGATGTTCGAGTAATCAAAGAAATATATGAGTTATTAAATAGTGCAATAAATGATAAACGACAAATTTATGTTCATTTAGTAGAAGAAGGCAACCAAAAATGGAAAGAGACGCTTAATCGTGAACAACAATTACAATTCATTTGTGAGTTGGTTATGCAGCAAATAGAAAACAATTTCGAGTGGGAGGAATAAAAATGAATTGGGAAATTAAAAATATATTGAGTGATATGGAAATAATTAAAGAAAAAATTAATGATGTAATGACATCTTTTACATGGTTTGATGAAGAATATTTTACTCATGAACCTAATCATGTATTAAATAAAAATGAAATTTTAGCACATGGTTATAGATATCATGAACATAGAATACAAAATACACAAACGATTGATTTAATGTGTATGTACTTAAAAGAATTTGATAGCTTACTAGAGCAATTTAAAGAATTAGATAAAAAAGAAACGTTATCAGAAAGCGACCAAACCACTGATAACGAACAGTTAAAAAACTAATAAACTACTGAAAGGATAGCATTTTATGACTAATAAAATCAAGTGTTCGAAAGGTTACGGCGTAATTACACAAAGTGTTATGTCTAGCAAAGATATCAGTATCGAAGCTAAAGCATTATATTGCTATTACATGGCACATGTAGGGGACAATATTATTCCTAGTGCTACGCAAACATGCAACGACCTACAAATAAGCTATAAGCGGTTTAAAACACTACGAACACAATTATTTGAAAGAGGTTACTTATAAAATTAACAACAAACGAGGAGGACAATCGTGAGTGATAGATTAATAGATTATACAGGAGGCTACGGGAATGTTTATAAAACTATTACTAAAGATTCTAATTTGAGTATTGAGGCTAAAGGCATTTATGCTTACTTGTCCTCTTACGCTGGTGGTAAAGATGTAGCCTTTCCAAGTATTAGCTTGATATGTCATGAGCTTAATATCAGTGAAAAAAGATTTTATAAACATAGAAAAGAGCTCATTGATAAAAATATTATTTCAGTTCATAGAGAACGTACAAATAATGGTTTTAGTAAATCAATATATACAATTAATCATCATTTCGTACACAGTCAAAACGTACACGTACAAAACGACAACGTACGAAATGAAAGCGTACAAAACGTACACGTACAAAATGTAGGAACTAAGAAAAACAATATTAAGAAAAACAAAGAAAAGAATAACAGTAGTAGTAGTAGTGCAAGCACTACTAAACAACAACCACCGTCACATTCTTATAGTAATGTATTCAATTTTTATCAAGAAAATGGATTTGGAATACTTCAACCATTTGTAGTGGATCAGATTGAAAACTGGATAGATGATTTCAAAGGTAATGAAAATATTGTTATTGAAGCATTAAAAGAAGCGGCAACAAATAACGTGTGTAAATGGAGCTATGCTAACAGTATTCTTAAAAGTTGGTATCAAGACGGTATTAAGTCTATTGACGACATAGAAGCACGTAGAAAACAACGTGAAGCAAGTAAGAATAAAACGGAATCTACAAAAACATTCGATAACTCTCAATACGCTGATTTATTTTAGGAGGGAAGATGCTTGAAAAGTATTAATGATATTGATTTAAAAAGCAAAATGCGTAGTGAATTGATTGAAGAACAATATAACCTTAAATGTGATAAATGCAAAAACATATATAGTTATCATAAATTCAGAAAGTCAGACGGTACAATTCAAATAATCAGAAACGGGTGCGAGTGTGAATCCATTGAGAAAGGAAAACAAAGCAGAAGCCAACACAAAGCAAATCAAAAACGCTTGAATATTGAAAAAGTATTTAAGCAATCCATGATGAATGATGATTTATTAAAAGCTGAATTTGATAATTATAAACCAACTAATAAAAACTTATTAGAAGCTAAGCAGATTCTACAAAAGTATGCAGCTAACTTTAAACCAGATCAACCAAAGTCGCTACTTTTACAAGGGAGTTATGGTATAGGCAAAAGTCATTTAGCTATGTCGGTTGTAAGAGAAGTTAAAAAGAAAGGCTATACAGCTTTATTCTTAGATGTTACTGAATTAGTAAAAGCATATCGAAATACCTATAACAAGAATGTAGCAATGACTGAAAAAGAATTAGATCAAATGATTAGAGATGTAGATTTGCTTGTGATAGATGATTACGGAACAACAGTAAACGATTATGGCAATGAAAAACTATTTTCATTAACAGATATGAGAACAGGTAAAAGCAACATCATAACAACTAATCGTGAAGCATTAGAACTTTCTAACAATGACGATAAAGCAAAAAGATTTAGTCGTTTAATGAAAAACACACAAATTATAAAAATGCATGGTACAGATTATAGATTAAAAGATTTTAAATCATAAGTGGTAACGGGTTTTGTACCCGTTCCGCTTCTAAGAAAGGAGTAACACATAGTATGGCAAGTCTAAAACAAGCGTATCAACAAGACACAGACACCGAAGAAATTGAAATGATTAGTGATGATACTTTGTTCACAGTTTACAATCCTAAATTTATTGAAGATAAAAAGCAGATGATAGAGGACTATATCGAAACATTATACGAACGTAATACACCAAACATGGTATGTGATCCAGTCACTCAAATGGTTTACTATCAATCGCAAAATTTAGAAAGCTTAGTTATGTACATCATTGAAGAAAAAGAGAAGTTGAATGCGTTCATCAGAAAAAGTAATAGAAACCTATATCATTTATACGCTGTTTTAGAGGGTTATACAAAGCAAGAACAGATATTTATAAAGAATTACATTAGAAATGCAAAGGTGCGTGATAATAAGCTTATTAGACGCTTTAAAATTGATTTATATAACTATGTCCAAGCTAAAAGAGAGAAAAGGCAAGAAGAACATAACAAAAAGTCATTTAATGCGTACTTAGTGGATAAAGACGACGTAAGAAAAAGACAACAAAAGAAAAAGATTAATAATGGTTATGGCCTAACACTCAATCAAGAGAAAGAGCTGCGATTAATTAAAGAACACGAAGAAGAACGAAATACAGATATGGGGGTATTCATTGACTTAATTCAACAGATGAACAATGATGAACTCTTATCTTATGTGTTAGATCGTCATGAGTTTAATATCGATAGTTACAATCTCAAAATATTAACTGATGCAGCACTTTATCGCTTGCCATTGAAACAAAGAAAACAAGCCTATAATCATTTAAAAGCAATAACGAGAACGCTAACAAATAATCCAATCGAAAAGAGGTTAAAACAATATGAACAATGATGAAATGAATAAATTAAGTGACGCGCTAGAATTATCGGAATCACAAAGATTAGCATTATATAGTTATAGTGAACGCCAAGCAAAAGAGAAAGCACAAACACAAGAACAAAAGAAAGAATTAAGCAGCTTAGAAAAGCATGAGAAACGCCAACAAATCATGTCTATTAAAGACGCTAACCAACGACAAGAAGAAATAGCGAAGCATGTTGAATTATTTAAATAGGAGGGCTATTCATGAAAACATTAAAACAAATTGAAGTGCATAAAAAGAATATTGAAAGCTATCAAAAGGATATACAAGCACTAGAACAAGAAGTAAATAGCGAAAAAGAAAAGATTGATCAACTTAATAAAGATTATCAAGAATTAGTAGTAAGTGGCCAAGTTGAAAAAGCTGATAAGCTATATACAAAAATTGATAAGCAAGAAACGACGTATAAAGCAAAAGTAAAACGTTTAAGCGTTATGAAGCAATCACTGAAACAGGTTATTATTAAAAATTGTAGCAGCATGCAAGAAGAAGCTGATAAATTAAGTGATGAATATATTGATATTTACTATGATGATTTACAACGCTATAACAAGCTCAAAGAAGAACTAAAACAAGCAGAACAGAAACTAGAAGAACATAACAATAGTTATCTACTTAATCAGCGTAATTTAAGCCATTATATAGATAGATTAACGAGAGAAAACAATATTCAACCAACTGAGTTTATGGGTAGCGTCAATAGTCGTAAACCATTTTATATTTAATCAATGTAGCCTACTTTTATAGTGGGCTTATTTTATAGTTTAACGAGGTATTACATGAAAAAATTAACAACTAAACAAAGACGCTTTGCAGATGAGTATATAGAAACGGGTAATCCTTATTATTCAGCCGTAAAAGTGGGATATAGTAAAGTATATGCAAGAGATAATGCTTTAAAATTATTGGAAAATATTAGTGTGAAATCCTATATACATGAGCGTTTAGAAGAAATAAAGAATGATAACATGGTCGAAAATTACGGAGTTATGCGTTATTTAACAAGATTAATAAAGTAGGCAATAAATTTTTAGGAGGGATAAAATGAAGTCATTAACGCTAAAACAAAAGCAATTCGCAGATGAATACATTCGAACTGGCAACGCCTATCAATCGGCTATTAATGTAGGTTATAGCGAAAAGTATGCAAAGGCTAGAAGCCATAAGATGTTGGAAAATGTCGGAATAAATCAATATATAGATGACAACTTAGAAATTATTCAAAAAGAAAGCATAGCAGAAGCAGATGAGATCATGCGTTACTTAACACGAGTGCTTAGAGCCGAAGAAAAAGAAGAAATATTGGTATATGTAGGCGACGGTATGCAAGAAATCCAAACAATACAGCCTAGTGCCAAAGACAGAATAAAAGCAGCAGAATTATTAGGCAAACGTTATCGTATGTGGACTGAAAAGCATGAGGTAGAAATTACTACACCGATATTCATTGATGATGTGCCAGAAGAAGATTAAAGATTTTTAGCCTATCCGAAAGATAATTCGGGTAGGTTTTTATTGCAACAGTATAGAAAATGTATAAAAATAGCCTTATAACTAGATTATGAATTCTAAAGGGGAATTAATAATGAAATTTGAATTATTAGAAAAAAATTATAAATATTTAAGTAGTATAGAAATGACATATTTAAATAATCATGATTTTACAGGAACAAATAATATAGCTTACTTTATCGCTAATCATTTTGCGAAGTTTAATATGGAAATTGAGTCTGATTTTATTTTTGTAGATTTAAGTGAGGATCCTCAGAACCAACATATTATAGCTATTACTAAAGAAAGTATTTATGATTTCATATATAATGAGCAAGGTATAGAGAAACTTAAATTAAAAATTTTTAACAATAAAATTTCAGATTTATCTTTGCAATATGAGTCACTTTCTTCTGTAAATGATAATTGTGATGATATAAAAACTTACCCTAAAATACCGTCATTTAAAATTAATTTAAAAGATGGTGTTTCTTTTGACATACCACTAAATAAAAATAAGGTTAGTGTAGAACCTATAACTTTATATAAAAAGTTTATTTCAGATTTATGATAATAAATAGCTATTATGTTTTTGGTAATAAAGTTAATTAATGATAATAAAAGATTAAAGTTACACGCTGCTACTTGTTTAAAAGTAGCAGTTTTTAAATTACTATAAGTTATTGTTTATGAAAGAGCATGATTATAGCTTCATTAACAGTTATGATTTAAAAGTATGTAGTCTTTTGGGGAATGTGTACTTTTATTTAGGAGTAATTAAGGTATCGGTATTTTGCAGTACCCTATATTTAGTATTAAATAAGAGTTTAATTTGTTAGTATCTAAAGTAAAGGTTTGTTTTTCTGATTTTTAAATTTAGCTCATATTTGCGTTTTAAGAGCCGTTATATAGTTTTGGGTATAAATAAAATATATAAAATACCCCTAAATGCTCTAAAAAGTACCTTAAAATTGCAAATAAGGGTATTTTAAATTTAAATAGTTCATGTGATAAGTTTTACTAAAAAGGAGGCATCTTTTTGGTTATTTATATTTCGTGTGCGGTTTTAATGGTAATTGCTTTTGGCAGTCTTTTTAGAGATTTAGGAAATCGCAATAAAAATAAAAGACTAGATATACTTTCTAGTGTATTGGTTTTAATTTCAGCAATTTTACTTTTGATTTATGGAATTGTTATTAATTAGAACGAGCATTTATGTCGAGAAAATTTATTAATGTTGAGAAAAAGTTTAAACTAAACTTAAAGTTTGCTAAAAGGAGTTAAATAAGTGGATAAGATTAATTACTTTTTAAAAGCATTAGTATTAGCAATCATGCTTCGTTGTACAATGAATTATTTACTTCCAGCGCCTGAAAAGTTATCTTTTAAACTTTTGGATGGACTTATCTTTGGTGTGTTAGTGTGCCTTTTAATTAATTGGTTTATTGGTATTTTTAAGAAATCTTCACAAAAATAGATCACGCATGTATTTCGAGAAAATTAATTGAGGTTAACTAAACTTGCAGACGAATGTCGGCATAGCGTGAGCTATTAAGCCGACCATTCGACAAGTTTTGGGATTGTTAAGGGTTCCGAGGCTCAACGTCAATAAAGCAATTGGAATAAAGCAATTTTATTTATTGTTTTATTTTTTATTGTTTATAAATCTGAATAGTAAAGCAACAATTGCCATAATAATAACTAAGATAAACATGCTGACATTGATTGTAGTTTTAATTTGTCCATTGGTTACGAATATTGAATTAATGATTATAGTCAAAGAAATGATGATTAATAGAATTGTAAAAAAATTGTATAGTTTATTCATATTTTATTAAACCTTTTTTATATTTTTTAACTCACTCAGAAATGGGGGGGTTTTTGTTTTTTAGAAACGAGTTGAAAACGAGTTTCTTCTTGTCTTGATATTATATAGAAATAATACAGAGTTGAAAAAGAAATGTAAATATGATTTATTAAATTTTATAATATAAAAGTAAGCGTTTTCTATTTACATTTAGAGCCTTTTATAAGACAATGAATGCAGCTACTGAAATTTACTACTCAAAATCGAGTATCCTTTAATAAACTGACTGTATCCCTTGGGTGCAGTCTTTTTTATTTATAACTTGTCAAAACTTTACATTTCATATAATAACAAACGTACTTAAAATTCCGCTTGTAATCAGTACCTTAAAATAGGGAAGTGGTTTAACCTGTTCAGTGGACTTATTACTATTTTTTAATATCCCCAAATTTGAGGATATTAGTTTATTGCTCAATCTAAATGTACTGAGTAAATATACTTTCTCAGCTCAAAAGTAGCTCAGTAATATAAGTCCATTTACTGAAACCAAATTTGGGCTAAGTAAATATATTGAAAGTTGTATTTCGCTTCTAAAAGCTGATACGTCAAGTTAGCGTATCAGAGATTTAAATATAAGCTTATTAATCAATTCAATAGCTAACGCACTAAGTTAGTGCATTAGAAAACGAAAATATTCGTTCTCTAAAATTAAGATTAATACAGCCGAAATGTCGGCTCAATAGAATATAAACAGAAAACCGAAATGTTGGTTATCTAATTCTGAAAAGGCATTTGTGGCTTTTCTGCGTAGTCAAAATGGCAACGTAGCATACATTTATGATGTATGATCTCATGGCGCAAATGTGCGCAGTGAATTTCACAGTCCAAATCTGAACAGTGAAACTATTAAAATACAAATAATACAATGATATGCTAATGTAAAGTTAAAAAGGGGTATTAGCAATGGCAAAAGCTTTAATGTTAATCATAACTATTGTTTGTATAGCTTATATTGTGTATAACTTCATTAAAGATAAACCAGTCATTAATATTTTCTTTGCTTTAATAATACAATCAATTTTATTATTTCTAATCCGCTTCTTTTGGATAAATCAATCTTTTAATAAATCACTTTTATCGTCTTTTGACTTATTTACGATTACGGTTGTAGTTATTTATTTGATATATAAATTAAGTAGAAGAAAAGAAAAAGGGGATAATTAATTACTGATAGCTGCGTACTCAACTTGAGTACGCAGCTTATAAATGACCTAGTAATAAATTTCATTCCCCAAATTTGGGGAGTGAGAATGTAAAAAAATTATAGATACTGTAAAAATTGTAGACAATGAATAAATTCAATGCCTATAATGATATTAGAAGTTGTTCCCTTATGAAGCACTTCTATATTATATTTTTCTATATGTGAGTCATTTTTCTTGGCTATGTCCATTGGGCATAGCTTTTTATTTTATTGTAGACAAATATATAAATAATGAGATAATAGTAAAAGAGGTTTAATGACTTCTAAAATCCTTATATACCTAGAGTTTTTACTCTACTTCGACGACATAGGAGCTAGCCTTAATTGGTTAGCTTCTTTTTTGCGTAAAAAAGCACTCTCAACTTAGTTTATGACGGACTAAGTGAGAGTGTAGATGAAAAGTAAGGAGTGAAACGTTTTTATTACTTTATTACATACAAACCAATGACTTTTATTATAATAGTGTGGCTAAATAAAAATTAGTGTGTAATAATAATAATTGAGATTGTCTAACTGGCGACTCTTTCCTTTCCACTAAGTATTTCTTCTCCATTGAAAATACTGTATGTTTAGGCAATCTCGATATTTCAAAAGCTTTCAAATAGTATAATTCTTTAGGGGGCGTAAAGCCCCTTTTTGTATGCGAAAAAGTCTCACTAGTACATGACTAGTAAGACTAAGTTTCAATGAAAGCAATGTTAACTACGAATTATTTTAACATACATCTACTACACTTAATAGACATACATTTTATTATACACTGCCGTAACCATTCGTGACGGTAGCTGCATGAACAATTCGTTCAGTCATGTATAAAAGGGAGTAGGGAAACACGACGCCCTTTGTTAGTTGATCTAAGTAAGGACTGAACGAAACGTTATCCCCTTATTCATGAGGTCGTGAAACGCTACCCCATAGATGAGTGAACAAAACGTTCCCCCATGTGTCGCAACTTGCGACGTTAGGTAAGGAGAAGTAGCAACCGCTTCGATACATTGGCACATTCCCAATTTAAGCATATATTAATACACGAGTGCAGTCCTAATTTGGGATTGCAGCATTAACCAGCTTGTCGATTTAACAATGTGGTTATTAATAAATATTACGTGTCAATAATTTTAAATGCACTTGACAAAATTTGAGTGAATGTATAGTAAAAAGCATAAAAATGACTTATTATAATAATAAGAGTTATTAAACGTAACACATCTTAAGAAATACGCAGAAATTTAAACGCTGTTTTTGTGTATGAAATATAGAAATTATAAACACAGTGACAGCGTAAAAATCGCTGTTATTTTTATGTTTAATATGATGTGTTGATAATGGAGGAGATTAAAGTGCTAGCTACAAATATTCCAAAGTATACCCAAAATGAATTAGTAGCACTAATTAATGAGAGAAAGATAAATTTAACTAATGAAGGATACGATGATTTAGCAACAGCTATTGAGGGGAATTTTATCTTTGACAAAAAACTCTTTTTACAATGTGCTGAAATTCTAGATATCGACAAAAAAGAAATTTTTGATGTAGAGAGTATTTCTGATGTAAGCTTTAGAGGTACTGGATCAGAAAAGGATATTAAAAATATCATTAAATTGTTTGAAATTATGGTACAGCAAAGTAAGTTAAGAGGTAATATAAATGTCTAAAAAACATAAAATTTCTAAATCTCGAAAGAAAGAACTTGAAAATGAAGTTACTGAAACAGTAAGAAAATTTAAAGAAGACTATCCTCATATAAAAAGTCCCATTGAAAACTCTTATTTAACTATTGAGAACATGGGATTTTTTATTATAGGAAAAAAATTAGATAATGATATATCTGGCTTCCATTTAAATATAGGCGATTATAAGTGCATTTTTATAAATAGAAATCATCACTATGCTAGACAAAACCAATCACTATGGCATGAAATATATCATTGGTACACTAACGATATAGGCCATATAAGTTCTAAAAATGCTATTGAATATGAAGAAATGGAGTATAAAGCAGATAATTTTGCATCTAAAATTCTTATAGACAGAAATAATTTAAAAAATGTAATTTTATCATCCAATATAAATATTAAATTTATAAGAAAGAGGGAAATTGTTCAATTACAGAATTATTATAGAGCTTCTTATATGAATGTAGCTAGAGCTTTATATGAGGTTTACCCTAATGAGTTTAATCGTAACAGAATGAATTTAGGTCAAAGAAATAATCATGAAAAACTTATTGCATTTTGTAAAGAGGAAAGTTTAGATTATTCAATATACGATATACCTAAATCCGATTACATATCTAGTTCTTTTATAGAAGATTTAAAGCAAAATTATATAGATAACAAAATAACATTAGATTATTTAGAAAGTATTCTTAACCTCATAGATGAGGAGTTGAATATTATTGAATGAGATTAAATGTGTATGTGACGCAAATATATGGATAGATGCATGTCATTGTGACGCAGAGGTGGATTACTTAAACGAATATAGTGTAGTTGGTTTTGCTGAACAAGTGCATAATGAAATAGTGAAATTTCAAAGTAATAACGATAAGTTTTCATACATATATAATAAATATGTTGCTAATCAAACTTCTTATGAAATTTTAAAAACTAGCGATTTAGGAGACATGGAAGCTCATTTTAGACATGAGTTAAGTCTCAAAGGCTTTACAGATATAGATAATAGTCAAAAGAACATAAAGAATCTTGGTGAATACGCTTCTTTATATTTTGCGTATTATTTAAAAATCCCTTTAATTCACAGTACTGATCTTGATTTTATTCAACAAGAAAAAGAAAGAATGCCAGATATAGAAATTATCACTTGGAATGAAATATGCGAGAAAATTTCATATGATGACGATGATAGGCTTAAAAAGAATAAAATTATAGAGAAAAAGAAACAAGAAATGAATAAAAAGAAACAGGAAATTGATAGTAGTAAAAAACAGTTTCTTGAAAAAAAATTAGAGAAATTAGTAAGTGCGACTAACGCAAAAAGGAATAAATAAAAAAATTAAACATTAAAGAATTAGCACACGGACAAGTTGAATAATTCGTTTCAAACGTCACTTACAAAGTGGCGTTTTTTATTTTGAATACGTTATTTAAAAATATACATTAAACATGAGTAAAAATAATGATATGAAAAGCTAAAATAACAATGTTTATAAATCGTTATAAATATATATAAAATATACTTATTGTTGGAGAGTCATTGTGCCGGAATATAAATAACTTATAAAAACAAGCTGGAAACGTTATGACTACGTGGTTTCTAGCTTGTTATTTTTCATTTTAGATCAACTTTTGGGGAGCATATAAAAAAGTGAGTTGGCTTCTTTTTTGCATAAAAAACCACTCTTAACATAGCTTATGTCGAACTAAGTAAGAGTGGTGACGTAAAATAAATAAGGAGCAAAATATTATAACAAAATATTCTGCTAATTAAATTATACCCTTTACAAATAAAGATAAACATTTTTTTATCATTTTAATAATTAATTAGATTTAAATGTAAAAAATATTATTTTTTATTTCAATAGTATAGATAATTAAATTTTATTATGTAATAATAAGTAATGAGATTACCTAAATGACAACCCTTGACTTAGTGTTTTTCTTCTATTACAAATACCATATACCTAATACCATTATTACTTAGGTAATCTCAACATTTGAAATTCATTTAAATGATATAGATCTTTAGGGGCATAAAGCTCCTTTTTTTATGCGAAAAAAAGCCTCACTCGTACACGACTAGTAAGACTAAGTTTCAATGAAAGTAATGCTAACTATGATGTTGCTCTATTTGATTACCTTAATCCAATTTTTATCCGTGATTTGGATCATCTTAGAGTAATTAATACGATATATATTTGATTCAAGTATCATCAAGAGACCAATAATAAAATAAAGTAAATTGAAAAAGTGGAAAGACAACTTTAAATGATGTCTTTCCACTTTGTTGAGAATAGAAAATATAAGGAATTAGATATTTAAATAATGTGAAGAAATAAAATTAATGAGATACCCCATTAATGCTAATATACCAAGTGATACAAATAATGCAGAAAATCCTCTGCTAATTGTTTTATAAGCGAGTCCTTCATTTTCTGCTAAGAAGAAACTTAATATAAATAATCCAATTCCGATTCCGAATAAAATAAAAATAACGATTAACAT